ACTCAGCAGATACATCTATAAATGTTAAGTTGAATCCTGCAGGTTATAATGAGTTAAAGAAACGCGGTGAAATAAAAGATGGTGATGTTATTGTTGACATTGGTGGTGGGCGCTTTGATAACTTAGTGCAAGACGCTGCTGAAGAAGGTGCAACTGTAAAAGTTTATGATCCGTTTAATAGAACACCAGAACATAATTCAGTAGTTGTTGACTCTATAAAAGATGGACAAGCTGATATGGCTATGTCTCACAATGTATTAAATGTTATACAAGAAGATAAAAACATTATTGACATTGCTTTACAAGCAGAGAATGCAATAAAACCAAATGGTAAAGCACACTTTTCTGTGTATGAAGGTACAGGTAAAGGTGAAGGAAAAGTTACAACCAAAGGCTATCAAAGAAACGAAAAGACTGCGGCATATGTTCCTTTGATAGAAAAAGTATTTGGTGAGGGTAACGTTACCAGAAAAGGTAAAATAATAACAGCTACTAAAAATGTAAAAGAATTTAATGAAGGTGGAACAATAATGGATGAACAAACAAGAATGGCTTTTGCACTGGGTGGTAGCGTAGATTTAGATACAGTACCAGACAACACAAAGGGTATTGACCCTGTGTCAGGAAACGAAGTTCCCATAGGTTCTACCCCAAAAGAGGTACGTGATGATATACCAGCACAACTAAGTGAGGGTGAATATGTCGTACCTGCTGACGTAGTACGCTTCTATGGTGTTAGATATTTTGAGAATCTACGTGCTAAGGCTAAGTTTGGTTATCAAGATATGGCCGAGAATGGACGTATTGGTGGTGAGCCTGTAGACGAACCTGATATGGATATGATGTTTGATATATCTGAATTAGATTTTGAAGATGATGGTGAGCCTATGGCAATGGCTGATGGTGGGTATGCTCTTTCTCCTGGAGATGAGGGTTATGCTACTGCAGGTGCTCTGGGCTTAGGTAGTGAAGGTATTAGTGCAGGATATGAATCAGCAGCTAGTACACCTAGTGTAGAAGTACGTACATATGTTAACGAGGCTGGACACACTATCTATATTACATTTATTGATGGTAACCCTCAAACGTCTATACCTCCTGGATATACACTACAAGCTGAGACTACTACTACAGATACTACAACCTCTACTGCTACTACTACAGCACAACCAGAACCACAGGTTGTAACACCTAGTAGTCGTGATAGACGTAGTACACCAATGCCAGCACCAAAGGCTATAAATTATAAGACACTTACTACAGACGAAATTGCTAAGATGTTAGAAGATCAAAACTCGGCCAAATCTACAGCAGTAGCATTCGGTGCAGGTGCTATTAATCCTTTACTAGGTCTATTTGTTAAGGGTGCTATGATGGATAGCGCTAGAAGATTAGATGAAGAAATAGAACGTAGGATTGCAGCAGAAGAAACTTCCACATCAGATAAGGCTATTCTTGAAGGTCTGTTAGAAGCATCTAAAAAAGATAAACCTGGTTTGATTACACGTGTCTACGGCGCACTAAAAGAGGAGTTCGTCCCAGAGACTGAAGCAGAAGCTAGGGCACTAGAGATAGCTAAACAGATGGACGCTGGTGAAGTGTACGACTTTGAAGGTAACATTATTGGAGATGCTATTTCGCCTGGAGACCCAGAAATAACAGGTATGGATCTAGAAAAAACACAGTCACCTGTAGAGGTGGTAGAAAACACAATAGCTCCTACAACAGGTAAAGTATCCACCTATGTAAACCCTGTAACTAGAGAGGAAACACAGTTTGAATCTTACGGACAGGTTACTAGGAACGGTGTGTATGCTGGTGATGGTTTTGAGTGGTATGCTATGGAAGATAAAGATGGTAATGCTATAAAAAGTAGTGATGGTTCACCTGTCTTAGGTAGAAGATATACAAAAGAAGGTGAAGACAATGGATTAGGTCAAGATACTATCATAGCAACTGAACTTGGTTATGGACAGCCAGAAGACCGAGATACCTTTATTAAGATAGCTGAAGTATCTATGGAAGAAGGTAGTGAGTTTGCATCTAACAAAGGGTCGGCTAATGATGGGGATTGGATCAACTTTATTACAACAGGAGATTTTAAAGCTAGTGATTCATTTGCAGCTATGCAAGCGAAAGAAGCTAATGAGGAAAACGACTATAGCCCAACGCTTACATATGGTGATGCTTTAGAGGAGATTAAAGCTCCAGAGGTAAAGGTTGAAGAATTAGAGGTAAAAGTCAAAGAGCCTGAAGTAACAATTAAAGAACCTGAAGTAGAGGATCAAGATGCTGAGGCACAAGAGATTTTGGATCTGATTGAAAATAGTGAAACACCTGTCATAGAAAATCCTGCAGGTGAGGTTTTCACTAAAGAAGCTTATGATCTTCTTCCATATTCTACAGACGCTAATGATCCTAACCAGATAAAAACAACTCGTCTTGATATGAACTTAGTAGACACTATTACTCCAGAGGAGAGTAAAAGATTTAGAGATATTCGTAAGGCAAAAGAGGCAGAAACTGCAAGACTAGCTAGTCTTAAAGCACAAAAAGACGCTGGTAATTTTGCCACAGAAGCTGAGATCCAAGTAGCCAGAGATAAAAATGAAAATATTTATGGTCAACAACTTGCAAAAACTCAAGATCAAAAGACAAGAACAGAAAAAATGGCAGACTATACGAAGTCACAAAAAATTATTCAAGACAGAATAAAATCAGGTCAGTTTGATTCTAGCGGAAAGGCTAGAGGCGGTAGAGCTAAAGGTGGACTGATGAAAAAAACAAAGAAAAAATAAATATCTATAAGGTATCAAAATAACTATAAGGCTACCCAGCTTAGGCTGGCCCCATCATAAGGAGTATAACATGATACAAGAACCACAAGAAACTACGATGATTAAAACTTCATCGGCTTCACATCAAAGAAATGATGCACGTGTTAAGCGTGATCAAGAAGAACTAGAGGCACTGCTAAAGCAAGCACGTGGCGAGACAGATGAAACAGAAGAAGCTGTTGAGGCGAAACCCAGTAGCGAAGATTCTGTCGAACCCAAAGTTCAGACAGAGAGTAGTACCAAACAAAAAGAAGAACCCGAAGGTGAAGCACAAGAAGACGATGCTGAACTGAGTGGTGAAGAAAAAACCTTCAAGCAACGCTACTCTGATATACGCCGACACATGCAGGATAAAGAGAAAGACTTTAGTGCTAAGCTTGAGAAGCTAGAAAAACAACTTGAGCTTGCAGCAAAGAATGAGCTTGTACTTCCTAAGTCAGAAGAAGAGATTGATGCATGGGCTAGAAAATACCCAGACGTTGCAGGTATTGTAGAAGCTATTGCAGCAAAAGAAGCTGATAAGAAGTCGTCTACTTTAGATGCTAGGCTTGCTGAGATAGAAGAGTTACGCTCTACTGCAAAGCGAGAGAAGGCTGAAGCTCAGTTAATACAGATGCACCCTGACTTTCTAGATATAAGAGCAGATCAGGCTTTCCATGATTGGGCTGAAGAAGAAACTAAGTGGGTACAGGATGCACTCTACGAAAATGCAGACGATGCTAAAGCTGTCTCTCGCGTTATTGATCTGTATAAATCCGACATGGGTATTACTAAAAAGAAATCTAATACATCTGATAAAGCAGCAGCGAGTTCTGTAAAGAGTAAACGCTCTGCTGCACCAGAGTCAGACGATAGCTCAACTTACTTACGTGAGTCACAAATTGCTAAGATGAGCATTAAAGAATATGAGAAGCGTCAAGAAGAAATTATGGACGCTCAACGTAAAGGTAAATTTATTTACGATTTATCAAAGAAATAGTTGACATCTGTTTAAAGATGGATACAACTAGGTGCATGTACAGGTTACTTGAACTGCCTGTACATGCTTATAACTAAGCTCTATCCACAAAAAAGAACTACCTCAGACTAAAGGCCCAGCGCTTAAAGGATGGCAATCCCTAAAGCAAAGCTGACTACCCTATTAAGAAGAGCCTCTTTAGTTGGTATGAAGCGTATAATGTCACGCCATATCTATAAGGAGATTACACAATGGCTATTACTTCCGCAAGTGGTGGATTTAACGGAAACTTTTCCCCAATTATCTACTCAAAACAAGCACAGATCGCACTTCGTCGTGCAGCTGTAGCTAACGCAATCACTAATAACTCTTACTTTGGTGAGATTGCAAACCAAGGCGATGTTGTTCGCATTCAAAAAGAACCAGATGTGACTGTAAACGCTCTTGAGCGTCACACAGCTATCTCTGTTGAAAAGTTGAATGATGAAGACTTCTCTTTGACTATTGACAAAGCTAACTACTTTGCGTTCAAGATGGATGACATCGAGGACCAATTCTCAAATGTTGACTACGTTAGCCTAGCTGCTGACCGTGCAGCGTTTAAAATGGCTGACTCAATGGACGCAGACATTCTATCATACATGTCAGGTCACACAACTGCAGGTGCCTTCATTACCGCAACATCAGGTGATGCACAGCACGACACAGCTGGAAACCTAACAGGTGAGTTTTTAACTGCTAACCATTTGGACGCAACGGACTTCGGTTCATTGGGTTCTGCTGACTCTGCTTCAACAGCATATGCTAATGGCGATTCAATCCCATTGGCTCCACGTCTTCCAGGCGCAACAGCGTTGTCTACAGCGACTGTTTCACCTTTGACAGTGGTTGCTCGTATGGCACGTCAAATGGATCAAGCAAATGTTGACTCAAGAGGTAGATGGCTGGTCCTAGACCCAGTGTTTATTGAGATGCTCAAAGACGAAGATTCACGTATGTTGAATGCTGACTTCGGTGGAGCAGGTCTACAAAACGGCTTAGTCTTAAACAACCTACACGGCTTCCGTATTTACCAATCTAACTCACTACCTGCAAAAGGTACAGGGGCTGGAACTTCTGGTGCATTAGCACAAGACGTAAACTTTGGTGTTATCGTAGCTGGTCAAGACGATGCTGTTGCTTCTGCTGAGCAGATCAACAAGGTCGAGAACTATCGTGACCCAGATTCATTCGCTGACATCGTTCGCGGTATGCATCTTTACGGGCGCAAGATTCTTCGCCCAGAAGCATTAGTCACAGCGCACTACAACGCTGCGTAATAAAACTTAATATCGGGGCTGGTTTTATACTAGCCCCTTTATGTACATTTAATCTGAAAGTCTCTACTAATGCCATACACATACTTAGACATAACAAATGAAGTTATAGCACGTTTTAACGAAGTGCCTTTGTCTGTTGGTGGTTTTGCTACAGCTAGAGGTTTTCAGATTCAATGTAAGAATGCAGTCAATGATGCAATAGACTATATTAATACCAGTGAGTTTAGTTGGCCTTATAACCACGCTACACAAACAGATACATTAGTTGCTGGTACTACAAGATATACACCCCCTTCAACTTCTAAGCATGTTGACTACGATACATTTCGTTTGGTTAAAGATGATAACTTAGGTGCAGCTGGAGGTAAACTAATACTATTAGATTACAAAGACTACCTAAATAAATATATAGACCAAGAAGATACTAGTAATGCAGGTTCAGTACCTCGTTATGTATTTAGAACACCTGATAACAACTACGGTCTATACCCATATCCTAATAAAGCATATTCATTACGTTATGAATACTATGGTTATGGCACTACACTATCTGAAGGTGGTGATATCCCTTTAATACCTGAGCAGTACAGGTCTGTTATTGTGGATGGTGCAACTGCATATGGATATCAATACCGTGGTGAAACACAACAACACCAGTTAAACTTTCAAAGATTTGAAGATGGTATTAAAAACATGAGAAGCTTACTTGGTAATAGAACAGACTATATCTATTCAACAGTAATATACTAGGTTAAATAATGGCAGATCAATCAGGAATTAATCCGTTTGTATTTCCGTGTAAAGGTGGTCTAGTATTAGATCGTTCTACTTTTACTATGGAAGCTGGAATGGCCTTAGAGTTACAAAACTTTGAAGCTGATATTACAGGTGGTTATAGGCGTATTAACGGTTATGACAAGTGGAATACTAATGTAGTCCCTCAAACAACATCTTCTACTGAGCCAGTGCTCATGTCAGCTTACTTCGCAGGTAATGATAAAGTTATAGCGGCAAGAGGTGAGAAAATATATGAAGCAGCAAGTGGTAGTGGTTCTTGGACAGAGATAGATACGGGTAGAACTAACGCAAATAAATATACTTTCTTTAGGTATAACTTTAATAACACGCCTCACATTGTATGGGCAGATGGTGCTAATAACGCAACAAAGTATGACGGTACTACAGTAACAGATATTAGTGGTACAGGAGCACCTGCTAACCCTAAGTATGTTACATCGTTTAAGAATACTATGTTCTTTGCAGGTATGTCAGCTACACCACAAGAGATGGTGTTTACTGCACCTTACACAGATAATGACTTTAGTGTAGCTAATGGTGCAGGTTCTATACGAGTAGATGATACTATAACGGGTATCTTTCCTTTCCGTGATACATTAATTATCTTCTGTGAAGAGCGTATTTTTAGACTTGTTGGTAATACTATAGCGGACTTTCAGCTACAACCTGTATCTCGTAACGTTGGTTGCATAAACGGCTCAACAATAAAAGAATTTGCTGGTGACATAATCTTCCTAAGTCGTGATGGATTGCGTACCGTTGCTGGTACAGAGAAGATTGGTGACGTTGAACTAGGTACTATATCTGCTCCTGTACATGAGTTATTCTCAGTCTATACAGATGTAGATGAATTTGAAGCCGTAGTAGTACCAGACAAAACACAGTATAGAATATTCTTCGTAAACAACAGTGCTAGATCAAGAGCCGCAACTAAGGGTGTTATAGCATACAGAGGCGCAGAGGGTTACACATATAGTGAGTTACTAGGTATACAACCTTCATGTACGGATTCTTTAAACGAACAGGGTTCTATCTTTGTACTACATGGTGGCTTTGATGGTTATGTGTATAGACAAGAGCAAGGTAGTACTTTTGATGGAGAGACTATTATAGGTCGTTACAGATCACCTGACTTAACTATGGGTGATGCTGGTATAAGGAAGAACTTCCAACGTGTGATAGTTAACTATGCGCCTAAAGGTACAGTAAACGCAGATTTGTTTTTACGTTATGACTATGAAGACCCTAACATACCAAGACCTGCAGCATACCCCTTTGATAGTACTAAGGTTGTTGCAATATATGGTGCATCTGCTTATGGTACAGCTACATACGGTGGTCAATCACAACCACTTGTAAGACAAGCAGTAGAGGGTAGTGGGTTTGCTGTAGCATTAAGAGTTGTTGATAATGGAGTTTCAGAACCTTACTCACTAAAAGGGTTTCAGCTAGAATTTGACGCTTCGGCACGTCGATAGAAGGAAGATTAAATGGCAGGTTATACAAGACAGTCCACATACACCGATGGTGATATTATCAATGCGTCAGACTCTAATGACGAATATAACCAGTTACTAGCGGCGTTTGTAAACACTACTGGTCACAAGCATGACGGTACAGCGGCAGAAGGCCCTGTCATTGGATTGATTGGTGACCCTGGTGTTACTACTCCCTTAAACAAGGTTGTAGTAAACGATACTAACAATCGTGTTGGTGTCTTTGTTGATGTAGGTTCTAGTTCAGTTGAGCAGTTACGCTTCCAAGATGGTGTAATAGTTCCTGTAACTAATAATGACATTGACCTAGGTACTAACTCTATTAAGTTTAAGAATGGTTACTTTGCAGGTAACTTGACTGTAGACGGTGATATTACACTAGGTGGAGACATTACATTAGGTGATGCAGACACAGATAGTATTACACTAGGTGCTGAAGTAGACTCTCATGTTATACCAAACATAGATGGTACATATGACTTAGGTACTGCAACTAAAGAGTGGCGTAACCTTTATCTTGATGGTACAGCTAACATAGACAGCTTAGTAGCTGACACAGCAGACATCAATGGCGGTACTATAGATGGTGCTTCCATTGCTACATCAGACATTACAGTAGGCTCAGGTAAAACACTTAACGTATCTGCAGGTACACTAACACTAGCAGATAACCAAATCTCAGGTGATAAAGTTGAAGGTGGCACAATCAATGCTGTCACTGTAAATACATTAGACTTTGGTACATTATCTGATGGTACTATAAGTGTAACAGCTTTTGCTGATGAAGATGATATGACATCTAACTCAGCTACACTCGTACCTACACAGCAGTCGGTTAAAGCTTATGTAGATACACAGATAGCTACTGTACCCATCGGTGACATTACATCGGTAGTTGCAGGTACAGGTCTTACTGGTGGTGGCACAATAGGTGACGTTACAGTAAACATAGACTCAACTGTAGCTACACTCACAGGTACACAAACACTAACAAATAAAACACTTACATCTCCAGCAGTAAATACTGCAACAGTAGTAGGTGGTACAATAAACAATGCAGTCATAGGTGGATCAACACCTGCGGCTATTACAGGTACTACAGTTACAGCATCAACTAACTTTGTAGGTGATATAACTGGTGATGTTACAGGTACTGTCTCATCTCTAAGCAACCACGATACTGCAGACTTAGCTGAAGGTACAAATCTGTACTATACACAAGCTAGGTTTGACTCAGCATTTACTGCTAAGAGTACAACTAATTTATCAGAAGGTACTAACCTATACTACACAAGTACTCGTTCAAATACAGACTTTGACACAAGGCTTGCAACTAAAAGTACCACTAACTTATCTGAGGGTACTAACCTTTATTATACTGATGCTAGATTTAACACAGCATTTGGAAATAAAACAACTTCTGACTTGACAGAAAACACTAATCTGTATTATACTGACGCAAGGGCTAATACAGCAATCGATGCAAGAGTAACCCAAACCTTTGTAAATAGTTTAAACGTAGACGCTGCAACATTAGATGGAGATAGTAAAGCTACTCTCCTAGCTACAGCAGAGTCTAATGCTCTTGCATTATCAATAGCTCTAGGATAGTAAACAATGGCAAATACATTCAAAAATTACACAAGTGCATCGGTAGGTACAGGTGCAACAACTACATATACAGTACCAAGTGCAACTACATCAGTGATGATCGGTTGTAATTTAGCTAACAGAACAACATCTCAGATCAAAGTAGATGTACAGGCGGCAGGTGTTTACATCGTCAAAGGTGTACCCCTACCAGCAGGTGCGGCTCTCTCAGTCTTAGACGGTAAGATCATCTTAGAGACTACTGACACTGTAATCGTAACAAGTGACACAGCATCAAGTTGTGATGTGATAGTGAGCG